CATCAGTCATGGAAACCAGTATATTAGTTAATGATATTAAATTGGATTCTAATTTATCAAGACGAACATTAGCACCTTCTTTTGAAAGTTTATCATTCTCTCTTGCATAATTTGATATAAGAGTATCTTGTGCTTTTAGTTTATCTACTAAATTTGCTATACTTTTATTACTTCTTTTCTTGGCCATTTTAATCTCTTTTATCTGTTAAAAGATAAGTGTAATAATCCACTCGCAACCTCTTGTGGAGATAGATCTTGTGATTGTGGTGTTGTTATATTTGTTTGCATATTGACATTGGTTTCTGACTGATTCACATAAACAATCTGTTTAGGTTGTTTTATACTCTTCTTCTGTTGTATTGGTAAAGGTACTGGTGTTTGAGTAACCACTGATGCTTTTGGACTACCCAAAACTCCAGAAACACCAGGTCTTCTTATGCCCAATAATTCAGAAAAACCTCTTTGAGATTGTGTTACTGCACCACCAGATGACCTATCAGATTGATTCCCACCAATAACAGTCATACCACTGCTTGATATATTCTGTACAAAGGCAACATGTGCCCCACCTTGCCTTGAGAATACTGCAACATCACCTGGTTGACATGCATTAAGATCACCTTGACCAGTTCTAGCATCATAAACAACACCTGGCATATTTAAGAAACTAGAAGCAGATCCACTTCCTGTTCCTTGATATCCTGTAGCATGAAGGACTGAATTAGCAAAGGCAGCACACCAAGGTTGTTTTTGAACGTCCCAAGATTGAAAATTACTACCAATAAATGAGTTTAGTTGTTGTGGATTGCTTGATTCATTAAACCCAAGGAATGATTTCGCATAGTCCAATGGACCTTTTCCACTAGCACTTTCCACTGTTTTTTCTGATTGAGCAGGACCACTTGTATTAAATACACTTCCACCAACAACAGTCCCACCATCTGCAAGCATTTTATCTCTGTATCCAGTGCTAGTACCTGCACCATATGCAGAAGTACTAGCCGCAGTAAACTGTGTTTGTTGTCTTGATACTGCTGGTAGTACATTCTTAGCAGCATAGAATAGTGATTCTTTTCTCTGTCCCTGTGGACCTGTTCTATATTGTTCTGAAGGACCAGGTGCTTGTTTAGTTCCAGTTACTGCTTGGAACTGTCCTTGTTTATTGAGAACTTTGGTGATAGAATCTTCACCACCTTCCTCTCTTGCTCTATTTAAAATAGTAGCAAATACCATTCCCTCTTCTTTTACATTTGTCTTGGCGCCAGCTTCTGCATGGGTAGCACGTAATAATTCATCCCACTCTTTTCCTGATATTCCTCTACCGAGATATTGCTCTGCTGCTTTCTTGGCACCTTCTTCGTCAGCATCATAACCAACATCTCCACCACCATATGAACCACCAATACCAATTTTTGATAGTATGTCACTAAAATCAAACATTGATTTAATTTTATCAAATGCTTTTCCTATTTCTGAGGTGGAGAATACATCTTCCAACTCTTGGATTTTTTGTTGTATTTCATCAGAAAACATATAAACACCAGTTCCAACTGCAACAATACCGAGTATACTCAGTCCTGTCATCATACCACTGTTAAATAGATTACCTGATTTTGTTTTTGTTGCGGATGGAGTTGCAGTAGATCCTACTACAGTTTGTTGTTTTTGAGATTGTTTTTTATCTTCCATTTTAGATTCTTGTCTACTATCAACAAGAAAATCATATAACTTGGCAAGAATGTTTGCTTCAGTTTCACCTACACGAATAGCAGTGGATGTTGAACTAACTTTTGAAACGACAGATGGATCATATTGATTCTTCATCATGTCCACAAATCTAGATGTATTGAGTGTCTGTGTTGCCATTTATCGTTTCATTTGTTGTTGTTTTATCTTTTCATTCTCTTCATTAATGTAATTGACTAATAGGTTCAAATAAATATCCCTTTCCCAAGGTATCATATTTTCAAGTTCCGTCAAACTATACTTGTGATGTTGCATTAGGGAAAAGTTTGTAGTATAGTAGTTTGCTAGGTTGTCATGACGGAACGTTACCCGAAAAAATTCTGTAACCCCTCTAACTCTATACTATGATCAAATCCACATTTACTACATTTTATTTCCACTGTCTTCTTAATTCTAGGTAAACTAGAAAAGAAGTTCTCAATCTTATTGAATTGCTCTGTACTTAAACTTTCAATAAACTCTGCTATCTCTTGTGGTGTTGACTCATAAGCATAATAATATTGTTTACCATCAAAGATGTATTCAACACTATCTGATACAATATCAAATGCCACATCAACTGAATTACTTTTACTGGTTATCTTCTCAATAGTTGAGAATTGTGGATACTTCAATTTGATTGAAATTTCATTGGTTAGTTGAATGACATCACTTATGTTTGGATCTTTCTCAACTTTAATATCCATTAAGTCAATCTTAACATCCATTGAATTACCACAAACGGTACCATTAACTTCATTATTACAAATATATTTGTTCTCTACAATTTCACCAACTGACTTAGCACGAAGTTGTAAGAAATAAAACTCCACATCAACAACAGGCAATGACTCAATATCAATACCTTCTGTTAGTGTGCAGTTATGAAGAATCTGCTTTACATTCTTTTCAATAGTATCTTTATCATCAGCTTCAATTGCCATCAAAAGATTCTTCTGTTCTTTCACTAAGAAAGGTCTAAACCGTATATTCTTTTGTGAAAGTGGAAGATCTATATCATATATGGGTGTATCAATTCTAGGCAATGCCATGTTATATTCTCCTTCAAATCAATTAAAAGTTTGTTGTATTAAGTATATTATCTAATCCAGAAAGTGCCTGAGTAGCAATATTTTGTCCAATATTTTGTAACATATTATTAGTCCAGTATGTGTATGCAAACACCACTGAAAGTTTATGATAACCATCATTAGACCAATCTAGGTCAAGTTGGTTAACAGCAATGGGGAAAGCATCAATGAGTACAACACTATATGACAATTGATTGTTTTGATCATATTGATTAACTTGAATTTCAGTCACATAATCTTTCTTGTACTTAAAGTTGAAATTTGATGATGGGTTGATAACTTCTAACCATGCATCAAAAAACATCTTTTCACTCATGTCTCCACCAACATAAAAATCAAGTACTATGTCATTGTACATTGACAAGTTGGGAAACTTCTGAACAGGCACTGAACCTATTTTTCTATCAACAGTTGCTAATGTTCTACTAGGTAATTCTGTAGAGTTACATCTAAGTGCTAACTGACTAGCGCCACTACTGTAAAATGGTAATAGTAAATAAGGGATAGGGATGAATACATCAAACCTATTTGGTCTTGCTAAGTCCTGTTTAAAACTTGATTGAAAATCCGAAATTGATTTTGGCATTTTACTTGTCGTTCTTTATTTGTTGTACAGATTCTTCCCAAACGGTTTGTGCCGATTCTTTCTTAAACTGGTGTACAGGTAGGTACATTGCTACATCCCACTCATCTGGTGACACTGCCAGTATTTTAGATTGCATATGAGTATACAAGTACTTCTTTATGCAAGGTTTAAACTCTTTATATCTTCTACTTGCTTTCAATATCTCGTATGTGATTCTCAACCTTTTTATTTCATCATTGTCATCAAGTATTGCAAGTGGAAGTAACTTAGTTAGAAATGCTATTCTATATTTTATAGGTAAATAGTGCAGATTCAATCCAAGAAACCCATCATTGTACCTATGTAAAGGTAATACCATAGGGAATATATCATAATAAGGTAAATCATTTTTACCCTTTGGATTGTAATAGAAATAGTATAACCCACCTATCAGGAATCTTTTAGTATTTCTAGCAGTTTCACCCTTTATCCCTTTTGCCAAAGATGCAGGATCTCTCATCTTAGAAACTTTGCTTCTTAACCACGTGAAAGATTGTCTACTTAATCTAGAGATATCAGCAGCGGATCGTTCTTTGGTAAGGGTTGTTAATTTTGATTCTTTCATCATGATTCTATTTAGGTTAGTAATAAATCTTTCTCTGTTAGGTTCACAAACTCAGAACCATCTACAGATGCCATAACAATAAACTGCCATTTCCTATCAGCACAGTACTCTATAGCAGCTTTCCACTTTGCTTGATTAACTCCCCAAGTAGCAACCTCAGTGATATATTTCTTGGTTATTCTACTCTTTCTTTCTGGTGGTCTTGATTGTTTAAGAGGTTTAACTTCTACAAGGAATGTACGGATTGCACCTTCTTTGTTTCGTATCTTTACTAAGAAGTCAGGGAAGTATCGGTGATATCTTCCATCAATGGGTGAGATGTAAGGTATGATAAGTTCTTCGGATGCCCAAGATATCACATTGGGGTCTTTGTCAAACCTATCCATTATCTTACATTCCCATGAGGAACGATAAATGATACCTGTTGGATCACCCACATACTTTTGTGGATTTCTTGGTGTAAATTTTCCTTTGTATGCCATATAAATAGATTATGTATAAACTTATATGTAGAAGAACTAAATGTCATCAATAGAAATAACACCGTTGAATATCAGTGGAGTCAAGTTACCATTTGATTTACTTGATAATCTTTTGGGACAGAACATAGATTACACTAAACTGGTATATCCATTGGATTTGGCAACAAACCCACAATATTGTCATGCAGTTCAGTTCTCTGTCCACGACTACACATATCCAGTGGTTGAAGGAGCATATAATCAAATAAGTGGTGCACTAAACACCGCATTAACTGCTGCAACTAGTGCTGCTTTATCATCTTCTGGTGTTCAGTTACCTTCTGCAACACTTAATGGTTGGGCAGCATCAGCAAAATCAGGTGCAACTTCATTAGTTAATGCCACTAAACAAGTTGGTTCAGATGCAATACAATCAGTAAAAGGTATTACTGGTGACACAAACTTATCATCTGGTATAAATTCTGCTCTTGAAAAAATATCAAACACCGCACCAGGTGAAATAAAACAATTTGTTACAAACTATGGACCGTTAGCACAACCAGGTTCATATAAACCAACAGTTAATGACCAACCACTAGCATATGTATCACTCTACATGCCAGATACATTGATAGCAGATTTCAGTTCTAATTATCATGATGCTTCCTTATCAAAAACATTTGGTCTTGCTGGTTATGTTGGTAATGCTACAGCAGACGTAATGAAGAATATGGATTCCCTCAAAACGAATCCATCAAACATAGCACAATTATCAACAATAGAAGATTTGAAACGTGGTGCTACTGCAATTGCAGGTGGAGCATTAATAGGTGCAGCAGGTGGAGATAAAGAAAATGCTACTTTGTTATTACAGAATGCTCTAAAGAGAGTGCCAAATCCACAGTTACAGTTATTATATCAAGGAACTAACCTTAGAGAATTCTCATTTGAATTTACATTCACACCAGCATCCGCAAAAGAAGCAGAATCCGTTGACCAAATAGTTAAAACTTTTGCATACTATTCTCTACCCGATTTAACTGATGGTGTAGGTGGACAGTTCCTAATTCCACCACAGATATTCAGAATAAAATTTCAATTCCTTGGAGACAACGGAATTGCTACTCAAATAGGAAACGTTCTGCAAAATACTATAGGTAACTTATTGGGAACACAGTTTTCTAAAATCATATCAGGCAGTAACCCAACGACTGATATAACAAATGCTAAACAAGCAAAGATATTTACAATAAATGATTGTGTATTAAAAGATGTATCTGTTAACTATGCACCTAATGGATGGGCATCATATCAAGATGGATTTCCAATTCAAACAACATTATCATTACGATTCTCTGAAATCAATATCGTTACTAAGCAGAGTCCAGGTATTGCTCCTAAAAACACAGTAAATTATGAACTCAGTAAAAATGCCGATCAAATAGTTGGTCAAATAGACAAAATGGTTGGCCCAATACCAAGTAATGGTCCTATACAACTATGAAATATTTTAACACACTACCAACAATAAATCAACCAGATTTTAATGGTAATTATATTACTGTAACTAATTTGTTATCAAGGGCATATTTATTGCCTTCGTTACAAAATAATGTTTATCTTTTCTACAAGTATAACATTAAAGATTCGGACAAACCAGAATCAATAGCATACAAGTATTATAACAATCAGTTCAGATATTGGCAGATAATGTATGCTAATGGTCTTTTTGATGCTAATGCAGATTGGCCAATGGACTATACTAACTTCATGATATACATGAATGACAAGTATGCTGTTGAAGCAAATACTGCAAGTATGGATGTACTATCATATACGAAAAATACTGTGCATCATTATGAACAATCTTATACTACTTTTAATAGTAATGGTTCACAAAAACAAACAGTTACTATAGAAGTTGACCAAGACACATATATAAATGTTCAACCATACTCTACTTCTGTATCATTTTCGGATGGGTCTATAGCAACAAAAGAAATGGATAGTAGAATCGTTTCCATATATGACTATGAGTATAATTTAAACGAATCTAAAAGACAGATTAATCTAATCAAAGACGTTTACGCAAATGACATGGATAGTCAATTGGCATCAGTGATGAGATAATATGGTAGATTTTAATCCTAATACACCCACTTCTAAACTTAATTATCCTACCGATTATAAGTTAGAATCTCTTGCTTTATTCGCTCCTGGTTTTTCTGGTGCATTAGATTTACTACCACATATGGTAGAGTTGAATTATTTTGAAGATATCTACAACAATACTATATCCGGTAATGTTGTTATATCCGACTCTGTTGGTATTCTAAACTTTGCTTCTCTTGGTGGTACAGAGTTTATAGTAGTTAGATTTAGGAAATCAGATGACTTACCAATATCTGTAGACAGAGTATTCAGAGTATTCTCTGTGTCTGATAGAAGATTTGACCTTAGTAACAACCATGAAATCTATAAGATAGAATTTTGTTCAGAAGAATATTTACTCTCAGAACAATATAGAATAAGCAAATCTTATAAAGGACAGAAAATATCTGATATGGTTGCTGATATCTGCAATACTTATTTAAAAATTGGTGGCACTGGAAAGAAACAACTTTATGTTGATGATACAATTGGGTCATATGATTTTGTGTTACCTAACAAGAAACCTATAGAAACCATCAACTGGTTATCAAACTATGCGTTACCTTCATCTGGGACAACTGGTGCTGACATCCTATTCTTTGAGAATAGGATAGGTTATTTCTTCACATCATTGCAACATATGTACAAAACAGATGCTGTGTTATCTTTCCTTTATAATCCGAAGAACATATCAAATGATGTGTTTGCAAAGATGACTTCTGTACTAAAATTTGAAGTATTGAACTATGTTGATACTTTGGATGCAATGAACAGAGGAACATTTGCCAACAGAGTTATATCAGTTGACCCCATAAGAAGAAAGAAAACTACTACAGATTTTAATTATAATGAATATTATAAACAATCAACAACATTAAATGGTTCCCCTGTAACCAATAATTATAAAAATAGACATGGGAAACAATTATTTGATACACCACCAAAAGATATGGAAGCTGGTGTATTACGTATGATGATAACCAACATGGGACAACAAAGTGATGTTGCTTATATAAAAAATAAGCCAGGTAGTGTATCCAATGATTATCGTGTAGAACAATATCTACCAAATAGAGTATCACAATTATCTCTTGCTAATTATACTAGATTAAAACTAACTGTTCCAGGAAACTCTAGTATTTTTGCTGGTATGTGTATCAACTTCACAGCATCCAGTATGAACCAGATGAACGAAAAGGGGTCAAGACCTATAGACCCATACTTATCTGGTAAATATTTAATCAGTGCTGTAAGACATATCATTACACCTATATCATATATAAGTGTAATAGAAATATGTAAGGATAGTGGAATAATGAATTACTCTGGTGTTGACCCTAATAGTTCTACTTGGAATGGATTTGTAACTGGTAATCAAAACAATAACAACTAATGAATAGAAACAACTTCTTAGGTATTAGCAATTTTATATGGTGGATGGGTATTGTTGAAGATAGAATAGACCCACTTGCTGCTGGAAGATGCCGTGTCCGTATAATGGGATGGCATAGTGACAATAAAAGTATATTACCAACAAATGAACTTCCTTGGGCACATCCAATGAATCCTGTCAACAGTTCACACACATTTTCGTCACCATTGGTTGGTGATTGGATTGTTGGTTTCTTCATGGACGGAGAGTCTGCACAGTTTCCAATAATGATGGGTGTATTACCTTATATAAAAGAATAGGTTATAAAAATGGCAGTATCAAGTTATAATGTGTATAGTACGGTATCAAAAAATGGGGACTATAGAACCATAGAGTATCAATACAGTGCTTTACCCAGTGGAGAAACACCTCCACCGACATATGTTGTTCAAAATATAGTAACTGGGGAAGATGTTTATACATCGGAAAATAAACTTGATGCAACAAATTTTGCAAAACAACTTGATATTGGATATACGATACCAGGTCATGAAGATCCTGTTGGTGTTTCACCAAACTATGCTCCACAAAAATATTCATCTAACGGAACACCAACAGAAACTAAACCACCAGTTCCACCACCTGGCGCATCAAATAGTTCTCCTGTATCACAACAGGATGGATCGAGTCTTCCTAAATTTGCACAGGGGATTATTGCTAACACAACTACAGCACTAAACAATACTCTTCCGGCACACACATGTAGTATCAAATTACCGGCACTTTTCAAAAAGATAAAAGTAGAGTTTGAACTTTTTCCAGCAGTAAATACTAAAGCATTAGAAGATTTTGCTCAGTGGGTATCAACAGATTTGATAGATCCAGTAGTAGAGATGATAAAAAATGCAGTCAAAGCAATCAAAGCAAAGATAAAAGAAATTGAAGTATATGTGAATTGGGTAAAGAAACAAATAAAGACATTAAAAGAATGGATAGATGCAGCACAAGAACTTATCACATTCATGATGTCACTACCTGCTAAATTATTACAACTAGTTACAAACTGTTTGACTGCATTACAAAATAGTATGGTAACTATGGTTAAAAATCAGGTTAAAGCAGTAACAGACACAACAACTTCTACCAATAATGCCGAAGCTGGAACAACAGCACCAGAGAACATACCGCCTGATATTCCTGGTGTAGATGAAACTATAACTTCAATTGTAACATAGAGTAAATATTATGGAAGAAGAACTACACCCCAAAATGGCAGAATTGATGTTTCATTTTGAAGATTTACAAAATCATATCAATGATTTGCAAGACAAAATATCTTCTGTAAATGATCATCATGAATCTTTGAGAGAAACTACTTCAAATGTTGATAATGAAATACATCCAGAGTTGGAAAAATCAATGACTGATGTAAAAAATGTTTTATCAACAAAGATGGAACATACGGAACAAATGATTAGTTCTATTCTAAATAAAGATAGATTGGATCACATGCATGAATTCTTCAAATTAAGAGATTCGGTAAAATAATATGGGTTTAAAGTTTGAACCAACACCAAGTTCTGTAGAAAATCAACCAAAGTACCCATATAATAATGCCACTGTAACCGCATCTGGTCATTCTATGGAAATGGATGACACTCCAGGCAACGAAAGAATAAGACACCAACATCGTTCTGGTTCATTTACAGAATATCAGGCATCAGGTGATGTTGTTCATAAGATAGTTGGTAATGGATTTAATGTTGTAGTAAATGATAATGATGTTATCATTCAAGGAGCATGTACTGTTCATGTTTATGGTGATACTGAATTAAAAGTTGATGGTAATCTTATTGCTGACATTGGTGGAGATGCTAATTTAATAGTCAGTGGTGATTGCTCTCAAACTGTTGAAGGTGATATGGATACTTCGGTGGCAGGTTCTGTTATAATAACTGCATCTGATATCACGCTACAGGCAACAGATGCTGTTTATGTCAACTGTGACCTTAATGTAAGGGGTGATATAATTGGACAACAGTCTGTAGCAGCCTATGGTAATTTGAATGCTGGTGGTCATATCAGTGCCGTTGGATCGTTAAACATCCTTGGTGGCGTACCAATAGCAGGTGGAGAACCACTTCCTCATGTAATAACTGGTACTATTGGTTTAATAGCAACAATGCCATTCTTTACTATTTTGGCACCAATAACAAGTATTACTGGATCAACATTCATCACAGGTGCAACTGCTATAACAGGTGCTACGGCAATTACTGGTGCATTTGCTGCATCAGGATTATCAACACTCACTGGTGGTGCATTGATTGGTGGTATATTATACAATACTCATGTTCACGCAGATCCACAGGGTGGAACCGTAGGACCACCCAAATAACACCATAAATAGAAGATGGCAATACAAAATACAACTTACTCAGACCTAGACTTGAGGTTTTTACCTCAACCTGGAACTAAAGATGTGTCGTTCAGTTACGATGAACAGGCAGTAATTCGTTCTGTCAAAAATTTATTGCTTACTGGACCTTTTGAAAGACCTTTTCAACCCCTGTTAGGATCACAAATAAATAAGTTATTATTTGAACCAATAAATCCTCTAACAGCCGGTTTACTAGAGGATGAAATAGTTAGAACCATTAATAATTATGAACCAAGGGCATCAGTTGCAAACATCTCTATAAATGCATACCCTGACCAAGATGCTTATCAGGTATCTATGTTTTTTTATATCGGTAATAATACAACACCAACAGGCATCAACATAATTCTGAAAAGGACAAGGTAATGGCGGGAGCAAATTCAAATGTACAATTAGTCGGATTAGACTTTGATACAATCAAAGGTAATCTAAAAACGTTCTTGGGATCTCAGGATACGTTTAAAGACTATAACTTTGATGGGTCTGGTCTATCTGTATTACTAGATGTTCTAGCATACAATACACAATATAATGCATTCTATCTGAACATGGTTGCTAATGAAATGTTCTTTGATACTGCATTACAACGTTCATCCGTTGTATCTCATGCTAAGTTATTGAATTACGTACCAAAATCAGCAATTGCACCAACAGCATATGTTACTGTAATAGCAAGTGGTGTTACCGATTCTAGTTTAACACTACCATCATATACTAATTTTTTATCAGAATCAGTAAATGGTATAAACTATAACTTCATAACAACAGATTCAACAACCGTAAATACTGATACTAACACTAATACAGCAACCTTCTATAACGTAGAATTGAAGGAAGGTATACCAGTAAACTACACATTCACTGTTGATTCAACATCAAACCCAACATACACATTTGAAGTTCCAGATGCTAATATTGATACAAGTACAATTAAAGTACTAGTTCAGCAATCAATATCAAATACAAATTATCAAATCTATTCCGAAGCATCTCCATATTCAATTCTAACTGGAACTGGTGCAGTAAACTTAGACACTAGTTTGATTTATTTCTTGGAAGAAGGGTTGAATGGTAACTACACCTTAACTTTTGGTGATGGTGTAATAGGAAATAAACTGACAGATGGTAATATAGTAAAAGTATCATACATCTCAACACAAGCAATCTCAGCACACGGTGCTAATAACTTTGTTATGATGGATGTTGTATCTGGTTTCACCAATACTACTGTATATGGACAGACTCCAGCATCAGCAGGAACTGAAAAAGAATCCATTTCTTCTATAAAATTCCAAGCACCTAAAGCATTTGCTGCACAAAATCGTGCTGTAACAAAAGACGATTATATTACACTTATACAACAAAATAATATTGGTGTTACATTTGATGCCGTGAATGTGTGGGGTGGACAGGAAAATAATCCTCCATCGTATGGTGTTGTTTATATCTGTTTGAAACCTACTGGTGGTTACACATTAACAGACACTCAGAAGACTACTATAGTAAGCCAAGTACTTGCACCTATTTCTGTGATGACCGTAGTACCTACAATTGTAGATCCAGACTACACATACATCAAAATTGATGTTAGTGTATTGTATGATCCATCCAAAACAAATTTAAGTTCTAGTGATTTACAGAACCTTGTTACTGCAACAATAAGCAATTATGCAACAACAAACCTAAACACATTTAACTCAACATTCTCATCAAGTGATTTGATGATTGCTATAAAGAATGCTAACCCATCTATTATAGCAAACGAAATATCAATAAAATTACAAAAGAAAATATATCCTAACCTAACTACACCAACTACATACAACATGTTCTTCGGCATACCTTTACAGAAAGGAATGTTCCAGAGTGGTATATCAAGTTACCCATCGGTACAATTTAGAGATCCAACCAACCTTGCAAACATTATTGATGGTGTATATATTGAAGAAATCCCATCTTCAACTGGAGGTGTTTCAACAATTCAAGTAACCAATGCAGGTTTCGGATATCAGTATGCACCAACTGTTACTATACTGGGGGATGGACAAGGTGCAACAGCAGAAGCAGTTATTAATGATAATGGAACAATAAAATCAATTTCTGTATTGACATCAGGAAATAATTACACCAGTGCTATAGCATCTATAACTCCATCTTCATCAGACACAACAGGACGTAACGCTGCTGCTGTAGTTATATTAGAAGGTCAGTATGGAACATTAAGATCATATTATAATAATGACCAACAAGCAAAAACTATATTGAATCCAAACATTGGTACAGTGGATTATGTAAATGGTGTCGTGACATTAAATTCTTTCTCTCCAATTGAGATAGATAACCCATTAGGACAACTTGCAATTTCTGTTAATCCAACGACAACTATTATATCCTCTGGACGTAATAAAATAATAACAGTTGACCCTTTTGATCCAAATGCAATTACAGTTAGTATAACAGCAAAATCGTAATGATAGATAGTATACAAAAAACTTCTCTATTCGTTCCATCTCAACTTCCTGAGTATATCAGGGATGATCCTAAC